CGGAGGCCACGTCGGAAGCGTTCGACGCGGTTGGCGAAGACATGGACGAAATCATGGCGCGGCTGGACGAGTTCGACGAGCTCGAGCTGACGACGCTGACCAAGCCGCCGAATTGCGGCTGCAAGAAATGCCGCGAGCAGCGAGCAAGGGCGGTGAACTGATGCCTACTCGGTTCTGGTTCATGATCACCTACACGCTGACGCTGCTTGCGTTCGGACTGGTCACGTACCTCTGGAAGGTACGCCGATGACCCGCAGCAAGTCGCTACCCGAAGCCTTCCGCGAGTGCCATGGCGTCGTGCTGGAACTGAACCTGACGAACTTCAGCGCGCACCTGACAGCTCGCAACGGGTTCGCGCCGCGATGCCGTACCTGTACCGCGGAGCTTCGCAGGCTGAGGGAGAAGCAGGCCGCGATGCGGGTCACGAAGACACCGGAGCGGAAGGTGAAGCGAATCCAGCTCAAGCCCGGCCAAATCTGCGACCGATGCTGCAATCTCGCGCATCGGGTGGAGGGCACGAACTGCCGGCGCTGTGGGCTTGCATATGAGGCCCTGCCACCGGTCGAGCTGGTGTTCAGGCGTAGCTACCGGGAGGCGATGTGATGGACTTCGCCTCCGAGGTGGTTTGCCATGCCTGGGCGCTGTTCAGCAGCCTGTGGGTGCTCTGGCGCCTGGTGAGGGAATGGTGATGCACGTACGCTACTGCCACTGCGAAGCGTGCCTACCCGGAATCCCCGCGCAGCCGACACGCGTTGTCAGCACCCGAAGGCGCTACCTCAACCGGCGAGAGCGGAAGCGCGCTCAGAACGCTAGGTGCTACCAGCGGCGGAAGCTGCGTCAGGGGGCGGGGTGAGCGCCAGTCTCGACAGGGCGCTACGGAACCCAGACACCGTGCAGCGCTTCCTGCGGGAAAGGCTGCGATTGCCTGACGGCTTCTGCGTCAGCGTTCAGGAGATTGACTCGCTGTACATGTACGGCTTTTCGGTGGCGCTCTTGGATGGCTGCGGACTGGGCTGCAGGTTTTGGCGCGAAGCGTTTTACCTGGGACCAGAGAGGCTTCGCGATCCGGGAGAGTTCATCAGTACGCTGGTTCAACGTGTCGAAGCCGCGATGCTCGCGATGTGCGAATATCCGGAGAGGTTCGTAGTCAGATGAGCGAGACTCAGCTCAGCAAGGGCATCCAGCTCGCCCTGAAGCAGCTCGACGTGTGGGTCATCCGGGTCCAAGCCGGCACCCACCGAGTCCGAGGCGGCATGCTGCACTGCGCGGAACCAGGGACCCCGGACCTATGCCTGCCAGGCCTGGGAGCTTGGCTCGAAGTCAAGACCGACGCAGGCGAGCTATCACCCTTCCAGGTGGCGTGGCATGCCCGAGCCTCACGGATGGGCGTCAACGTCGCGGTCGTGCGCTCCGTGTCGGATGCCGTTCGCGTTGTGCGAGAGTGGCAAGAGCAGCGGAGTCAGACGCCTGATGGCTTTTTCCAGCAGTTCAGGAAGCTCTGAGTTCCGTGCTGGAGGGATTGATAAGGGAGAGGGTGCCCAGTGTTGTCAAGCGGAGCCCGTGTATTGAATGATTGGCAGAGCCTTTGCCAAATTGGCTTAGCCCCTCGCGCGCGCGCAGGGGTAGCGCGGCCCCGCAGTCGTCCGTATGGTGACGCTATGCGGGTGATTGCGTGCGTCTTGCTGCTGGTTGGGTGCAGCGTCGACATGAACGGTGCCGTCGCTGACCTGAATGCGCAGCTTCACCCGGAGTGCGGCTGGATTCGATTCCCCGGTGAGCCTCTGCCTCCGCAAGGGGAAGGCGACCAGTGGACCGTCGATGCAAGCTGTGGGCTATTGCCGGCTGGGCAGAGTGCATGCGACATGGAGCCCGTTCGGGTGCTGCCGGCGAATGCGCCAGCGGTTGAGGTATACCGGTCGGGGCATGATGGTGGGCGCTGCATGATCACCCTAGTGCATCCAGGCTGAGCCCACCCTCAGCGCCGTAGCCCTCCGACCTTCTTCGCCCGCTGCTCAGCCCGCTTCCGGATCGCTGCCTTCGTCGCAGCCGCCTCCGCCGCCCACCATTCGGGGCTGCCAGGCTTGGGAGGCTCGAGCTCGGGGCGGTACCAGGCGCGGGCGGCTCGCACGCCGTAGAGCAGCGAGTCGCAGCAGTGGTTGTCGAACCGCGGGTCCTCCGAGGCTCTGCCGGGCGCCCACTGCAGTAGCGACATCTCGTCGACCAGCTGCGTACAGGAGCCGGTCACAATCTTGATGGTGCCGCTCCGAAGCTCGCCCTGGACGATTTCCTGGAAGGCCCGCTTCTTCGTCTTCTCGGCAGCCACGCATCCGACGCCGTAGCGCTGGCGCATCTCCTCCGCGTAGCCTTTGCCCAGCCCGCCCTCGTCGATCACAATCTGCAGCCCTTGCCCGAACTCGTCCCGATGGCGCTCGGCATGCGCAGCCACCGCGCTCGGAATCAGCCCTGTCATCGACACGGAGCGCAGCACGTAGACCTCGGGGAAGTCGTGCCGGAAGCCGAGCACGGTGAACGCCGTGGCGTCGACGAAGCCCACGTCAATCGCCAGCAGGTAATGGTCGAGCGGCGGCACGTCGTCGAGCGTGATGCCGTTGACGTTCGCACTGTACGGGTACACCAGCGCGCCCATGTCGCGCACCCATTGCCCGAGGTACTCACGGCGGTAGGTCGGCGCGTCCTTGTTCAACCCGTAGGTGGCGCAGAACATGCGCACCTCGTCCTCTGCGTTCGGGATATGCGGATTGTCGAAGATGGTCCAGTGATGCGTAGGCCACTGCGGCGAACCGTCACCCGTGCTCGCCTCGTAGAACAGGCCGGCTGGTATCGGGCTCGGTGTGCCGGCCAGCAGCAGATGCCCCGCCTTGTCAATGAGCGCCGGCTCGAAGGCGTCGGTCACCAGCTCTCGCAGGAAGGCGCCGTACTCTTGCGACTCGTCGATAGCGACGCGCTTGTACTTGGAGCCGCGGAACTTGCCGACCTCGCTCGAGTCCTTGCAGCCCGCGAGCCAGATGCTGTGTCGCGTTAGTCCGACGACGAGCAGCAGCTGGTTGTCGATTTCACGAAGCTTTAGCTGTAGCTCCGGGTAGCGGCCCGCGAAGTAGTCGATGGCAGGCTGCAGGATGCGCCGGGCGTCACCCTTGCTACGCGCCACGTACACACTCAGCCCGCCCGGGTCCTCCAGCGCGCCGTCCAGCAGCCACGCCAGGATGCCGTGGGACTTGCCGGCGCGGCGCGAGCACAGCGCTACTTTGCGGCGGGCCGGGTCCTGGACGAACGCGCGTTGTTTCGGATGCAGGTCGAGCAGGAACCGCCGGGCCGTGCGGATGTCTCGAGCTGACCGAATCCGGCGCTCGAGCTCACCGCGTAGCTCCGGCGGCAACTGCGCAAACTGCCGCGCGTCCAAGTCACTCCGCAGCGGGTGGCGGTGACGGCTCCGTGTCGCGAGTCAGCTCCCACGTAGCGCAGCGCACCATGCCGTCCGGGTGCCAGTTCTGCGCGCCAGTGTTCTTGCTCACGACCAGGAAGCCCCCGTCGTATCGCTCGATGGTGGCCATGTCGAGGTTGTAGGCAGCCTCGCCGTTGTCGTCATTTGCTCGCAGCGCCAAGGCGGTCCAACGCAGCCTGCTCTTCGTCACTGTCGAGCTCGCTGGGCTCGGGAACTTCTTCGCCGTCGATTTCGATGATTCGGTCATTGGGTTTTCCTTGCAGCTGCGCGAAGCGTTGCACCTCGCGCAAAAGTTCTGAGTCGCTCATCTGCTGATACCGCACGACGACTTCGCTGTTCGAGCCGCTCAGCCCGAGGCAATCGGCCAGGTGCTTGGCAGCTGCGAGCGCGGTGCGATGGTCTGGCTTGCGCAGCGTGTGGACCTCACCGGTAGCGTCTAGCGCCTCCTCGGTTCGAGCCAAGGCGTCAGAGCCGATGAAGCTGATTCGTTCCAGGACCGCGACCTTCGCCTCGTCCTGACCCCAGCTCAGCCGCAGCAGCCGTGTGGCCTCAGCCGCGTACTTCTGGGCCTGGCTGAGCGACACGCCAAGACGGGCCGCCAGCTCGCGCACTGACACCAGC